CACCGGGCAGGTGTCGGGGTTCCACACGTCGCGCACCGGGACCGGCACGCCGGCGATCGTCGCGCCCACCTCGGCCAGGCGGCGCTCGAGCGGGGTCGCATTGGGCGGCAGCAGGTTATCCACCGGCGCCTCCGTTGGTGATGGTCACGCCGGTGCAGTACGAAGCCTGGGTGTCGTCCAGTACCAGGTCGACGGCCGGCAGCTCGAGCACAACCTTGGTCACGCCCTCGACGTGCAGCGCGGCGATGATCGCCGAGCGGTTCACGTCGCGGCCGATCCGGCGCGCGGTGTTGCGGTAGGCCTCGGCCCGGGCGCGCGCGGCCGCCAGGATCGGTTCGGATTCCGGGCCTTGTTCCAGGAACAGGGTCGCGCGGATTTCGTACCTGGTGATCGCGGCGCTTTGCACGCGCACCAGGTCGCCCACCGGCCGCACGTCCTCGTCGCTCAGGGCGGCGTCGACGGCGGCCAGCAGGTCGGCCGGCGCGGTGCCGTCGCCGATCGTGGACAGGACCGTGATGACCGCCTCGCACGGCGCCGGCGAAATTGCGCTTGCGTCGGCCACGCGGCCGTCAGCGTCGCGGGCGTGCTTGATGTAGGAGTTTCGAGGGCCGGCCACCGACAGGCCTTCGTAGGCCAGCAATGCGCGCTCGCGCAGCGCGGCGTCGCTTTCCAGCACGGCCGGGGTCGGCGGCATCGTCGTGTCGTCGGCCGGCGCGATCACCAGGCGCACCAGGTTGTAGCGCGCGGCCAGCTGGTCCAGGTCGGCGCCGGTGGCAAACGCGAGCATCACCGCCCGGGTGGCTTCGTTCACGCGCTGGCGCAGTTCCATCTCGCGGTAGGCGTTCTCCTGCAGCAGCTTTGCCATTGGCTCGGAATCCAGGGCCAGGGTGCGCGCGACCTCGGCCTGCTGCGCGGCTGGGTACAGCGACACCAGGCGCGCCTTGCGTTCGGCGTACAGGGTTTCAAAGTCGATCACTTGCACCACGTCCGGTGCGGGCAGCGCGTTGAGGTTGATCGTGCTCATGCCAGGCCTCGAGCGGAAACCGGCACGCGGGTGGCGATCGCCTCGCCGGTGGCGTCGGCCACGCCCTCGATGTCGAACACTGCGGATCCCGAGCTGGTGATCTCGGACAGGCCGACACGGCGCAGCTGCAGGCGTGGCTCCTGGCGCATCAGGGCCGTGGCGATGCCGGCATACACGCGCAGGCGGGTTGCCATGTTGTTGGGGGCGTCCACCAGCTCGAGCAGCGGGGAGCCAAAGCCGCGGCGCTGCAGGCGCGAGCCGCGGGGCGTCGTCAGGATTTGCCCGATCGACTGGTAGAGGTGGTCCAGGCCGCCGATTGCGCGGCCGGTGTTTGCGTTCATTCCGATCATTGCGGTGCTCCGGTCTTGCTTCCAGTTTCCTGGTGCGTGTGTTTGCTCAGGCTGATGCCGCCGGCCTTCACGTCGACGTCGGCTTCCACGCTGCCGGCAACCTTGGCGCCGGCGCCGCCCGAGATCCCGCCCTTCACCGACAGCGCGCCGGTGCAGGTGGTCGTGGGGGCGTCCAGGGTGATGCTGTCGGCCTTGACCGTCACCTGGTTGGCTTCCACGGTCGCGGTGTCAGTCTTGACGGTCACAGACCCCGGGGCCTCGAGGAAGACAGTTGCGCCGGCCGGGAGCTTGGCCACCAGGGCGTGCGCTTCGTGGTCGTACTCGACCAGGGCGCCGTCCGGATAGACGCGGGTGTGGGCGCTCGGCTTGTGGCTCGGCGCCGGGTTGTCCTGGCTGCTGATGCCGCGCAGGGCGACGCCATCGGCCATTTCGCCGCCTGGTGCCAGGACGAGTACTTGCTCGCCCACGGTCGGCGGGTTCCAGTCGCGGGTTTCGCCGGCGGCCAGGGACAGCCAGTGGATCCAGTTCGTTTGCAGCTCGCCGCACTCGACGCGGCACAGCTCGGCGTCGTGATCGACGGCGATAACGGTCCCCTTGCGTATGAGGTTCAACAGCAGGCGATTAAGGTCAGTAGTGCTCATCCATTCATGGTGGGCCACGCGCGTGCGTGAGTCAGCAAGGCGAGGGTGTACCGGCAGCGGGTACACCTTCTCGGCCGTGCCCTATTGCTCGGGAGTACCGAAAATGGCTACATCCGCGCAGGTCGCGCGCTTCATCACCAGGAAAAAAGAATGCAACAGACAGCCACCAGTACCCATGACCAGCCGGCGCCGGCCTGGTTGAACCGACTCCACCAGGTTGACGCGAGCGACTTCGTTCGCCAGCTGCCGCCGAACTCGATCGACATGCTGCTGACGGACCCGCCCTACTGTTCGGGCGGCCTGCACATCGGCGCGCGATCGCAGGCGCCGGGTACGAAGTACATCAATGCCGGCACGCGCGAGGCCTACGCCGAATTCGACTTCGACAACATGGACCAGCGCTCGTGGCAGTTCTGGTGCCAAGGCTGGCTGGCCGGCGCCTTCCGCGCGCTGAAACCGGGCGGCATAGTGGTGTGCTTCATCGACTGGCGGCAGCTGCCGGCGCTCACGGACGTGATCCAGGCGGCCGGCTTCCGGCTGCAGGGCATTGCGGTGTGGGACAAGACAACGGGCCGCGCGCGGCCACGCAATGGCGGGTTCAAGCAACAGGCTGAATTCATCGTGTGGGCGTGCAAGGGCAAGCTGCCGGCGTGCGACGTCTATCTACCTGGTGTTTTTCAGAGCCGGCTGCAGTTCCCGAAACGCCACATGACGGAAAAGCCGCTCGAGATGGCGCGGGAGATTGTGCGCCTGGTGCCCGCCGGCGGGACCGTGCTCGACCTGTTCAGCGGTTCGGCCACGTTCCTGGTCGCGGCGAAGGAAGCCGGCCTTAATTGGGCTGGTTGCGAGTTGAACCCGGCAATTTTCGCTGACGCTTCGGCGCGCCTGGCGGCGACGCTGCAGCAGCTCGAGGAAACAGCCGGCCAGGACTCGGCAACGGTGCAGTGATGGAACTGCATGTTCTCGTTCCAGGCCAGCCGGCCGAGCTGGTGGCATGCGTGGTCGACGGCCAGTTGGTCGTTGTCCCGCCTGTACCGATGCAGCAAGCCGCTGTGGCCGAAAGCCTGGCGGTGCCGGCAGCGTGATAGCCGCCGGCGTCACCTGGTCAGGTGCTCGAGCAGCTTGTCGCGGATCATTTCGCGGTCGGCTGCAGTCAGGCCCAGCAGCTGGCGAACCGGGTACTGGTAGGACGGACCGCCTGGGGCAACCTTGGCGGCTTCGCCCTCCTGGTGGACCCGGGCTAGGCGCGCGATCCGGCCGGAAAAGCCGAGTGTCACGCCGGCGCCGTCGCCCTTGACCTTGAAAAAGCGAGCTGTCCGCAGCTTCGTGAACATCTGTTTCTTGATGCGGCCCTGCTTCTCTCGCAGCCGGCCGTTCTCCATTTCCAGGCGCGGCTTGCGCCTTTCAAACGTGGTGCCGTCCGGATTGCGTTGTTCGCGGATCCGCTTCTGCTGCGATCGGCGCAACTCGCGGCCGATATCGGTAGCCGCGGTGCGGCGCGCCGCCGGCGACAGTCCAGCCAGCAGGGCGCCCGCCCAGTCCTCGATCGCGCTCAGGTCGTCCATTTAACCGCCCAGGCCGGTGGTTTCCCATTCCGGTACCGGCTCCTGCTTGTGGGTGGCCACCGGCTTTCGGTCCGTGCCGATCGTGACCCGCACCGACTCGGTAAGCGGGAGCTTGATCGACAGGTCGCAGGTCGCATTGTTCAGGTGGTCCACCTCGAAGGTGATCGCGCTCGAGCGCGTGGCCAGGTTGTTGAGCAGGTCGGGCTGGTTGCGCTGGACCCATCCCAGCAGGGCGATCATCACCAGGTCGGCGTCGTCCGCGAAGTCCGTTAATATCAAGTTGAGGGTATAACGATATTCAAACGATAGCGAACCAGTAGCAACAGAGGCCAGCGCGCCGGCGTCGGCGAACACCAGGAACTTGTCAGGATTGGCCGCCAGGTCGGGCACGGCCGCGGCGATCGCCGCGCGCAGGCTGGCCGGCTTAATCATGGCTTTCCGCCTTTGCCTGGCATTCGTAGACCATGTCGACCACGGCCGCACAAGTGGCCCAAGCCGCCTCGGCGCGCTCGAGCGCGAGGTGGAGATCTCCGTTATTTACCGTTGACACTGCCGGCAGCCGGCAGCGCTGCACCCTGGGACATTCGTTCACGATAAGCGGCGGCGCCGACAAGTTCGGGGTGCTCGCGCAGCCGGCTAACACTCCCAGGGAGAGGGCCAGCAGCCCATGCACGATATTCAGCGTTTTCAATTTCCAGTTTCCTTATCAGGGTTTCTCGGGTTGCCAGTACCGATTGGATGCCGCTGCGCTCGCCCTCGAGGCGGGCCTGCAGCAGGGCTTGGGCGGCCTGCTTTTCGCGCAGCTGCGTGATGACCCCGTCGCGTGCGCTGATGCCCTTCTCGGCCTGGCCGAGGCGGGTGTTGACGCTTTCCAGCTCGGAGCGAAGCGAGGCGATGTAGAAGCCGGCGACCAGGGCGAGCAGGCCGGCCACCAGGGCAGCGCCGATGATGGTCCCCATCTTCATGCCGCCACCTGGTCGATCGCGTCGTACTTGGCGAACGCCTGGGCCAGCTTGGCGTCGTACAGGTTGCGGGCGTAGGCCGGCCCGTTGTACAGCCTGGCGAACGTGGACCACTTGCGATCCTTGAGCGCGGCTACCAGGCGCTTGTCGGCCCTCACGAACCGGACGAACGCGTCCAGGTGTTCGGCTTCGCTCAGCTTCATGCGGCCGACGAAGTCTTCGATGCTGGCGTACTCGAGGGCCTTCCAGTGGTAGCCCATGATCTGGAACGCACCCCAGCTGCAGGCCTCATGCGCGGCCGCGCGATGCAACGCCAGTGCCGAGGCCAAGCGCATGTACTCGGCGCCGCCGCCCTGGTAGCCGCCGGCGTCCCTCGACACTAGGCCTGGGTACTGCGCCGCCAGCGGCACAGGATCAATGCCGTGCGCCTCGAGGCGCTTCCAGAACACGTGCCGTTCAAACAGGATCACCGGCCGGCCATCGTGCAGGAAACCGTGGCCGCGCGATTCCACCTCATTGACCGCGCGCACGGCGGCCAGGGACACGCCCAGGGCGGCCGCTGCGCGCTCGAGGTCGGCGGCGCCCAGGTAGTGGGGAGGCACGACACCGGCCAGGGCCGCGAAGGTCTTCGGGCCGGCGATCCCATCGACTACCAGGCCGAACACGCTTTGCGCGGCCATCAGGGCGCGCTCGGTCGTCACGTCAAATTCATGGGTCACCGGGACCTGGTAGCCGGCGCGGTTCAGGCGCTTTTGCAGCACGGCTACGCCGTCGCCCTTGTCGCCGAATTTACACAGTAGGGTCATGGTCATTCACTCCGCAAGAGGCGCGCCACGTTGCCGCGGGCGCCGAAAACGAACAGGGACAGCAGCACGGCGCGCGCTGCCTCAAAAAATCCGATGGGGTGGCCGTCGACGGCCAGCTCGACGGCCGAGCCGGCCAGGACTACCAGCAGCCCCCAGGCCAGCCAGGAAACGTGCCGGCGGTGGCGCGCGCCCTCCTTGCGGTACAGGAGCAGCTGCAGGGCGGTGATCGAGTAGGCCAGGCAGGCGATCACGGCGAAGGTGTACGTCATGGCTTGCCTTTCTTGAAGAACGCGAACAGGTCGGCGGTTTTCAGGCGCTCGAGCAGCTGCAGGGTGACGCCGATCGCCGATGCCGCGGCGAAGAACGCGGCCACGCCGGTGGACTGGATGGGCGTCACGCGCACCAGGTCGGGCGCGGCCAGGTAGCCGGCGATGAAGGAAATGACCAGGTAGGCGAAGCGCTTCCCCAGGGTCAGGTCCTTGGAGCTGACAACGAGTAGCGCGGCGCCGGCGAATGCCCCGATCAGCGCGTTGCCGTCGATGCCTGGGGCGAGGCTCGCCAGGCCGATGCCGGCCGACACGATCGCCGTGGTGGTGGTGCTAGGTTCTGCCATGATGGGTTCCTTGGGTTCAGTCCCACAGCTGCAGGAGCGGGGCGTTGGGTTTTTTCGCCGGCTGTTCCGGCATCGTCACTTCCAGCCCGCTAGGCAGGACCGGCCCGCGATCGGCGAGGCCGGGGTTCAATTCGTAGACCAGTTCCACCAGGCCGGCCGTGCGGCCGAAGTGACGCCAGCACAGCGCGTCGACGGTATCGCCCTGGGTTGCGCGAACGGTCGCCATTAGATCAACTCGACGGTGGAGCGGGGAACGCCGAGCAGGTCGCGCACAGCCCAGCGCGCAGCGCGCAGGTCGTCGCCGATCGTCATCTCGAGCTGGTCGGCCTTGGCCTGGCCCTCAGGTGTGGCGTCGAAGGTCCGGTACCGGCCGGACAGGTCGGCTTGCGCGGTGCGATATACGGCCGTCAGGTATTGCGACACCTGCACGGCCACGCCACCGATGCGCGGCTCGAGGTCGGCCAGCTGGGCGATGCCGGCGGCGATCTTCGCGGCCTTCCAGGCCTGCAGCTCGCCGTTGACGCTGATGACGGCCGCGATCGCAGCATCGCGCAGGCGCGTAGTCGTCACGGTGCCATCCAGGCGCGCGGTGTCGCGCAGCTTCCCCAGGTCGATATCGGGGAAGAATCCGTCATTCGTCACGGTCAGGGCGTCGGCCGGCGTGGTCATCGTGCTCGAGGGGGCGGTGGCGATAAAGCTCATTGTTCGGGTTCTCGGTAGTAGAGGCGGTGGGCCGGCTTCGGATCAGGGCAACCACATGGGTGTCCGATCGTCAGCCGGCGCCGCCAGGCCGGGTGGGCTAGGTACTCGCCGCCGGCGCGCCGCCGGCAGCTTTAAGCGCTTTTTCCAAGCGCTCGATGTCTTTCTTGCAGCCGACGCGATCGTCCAGTTCGACAGCACGGCGCAGGTGCGGCAGCGCGGCCGCCGGATCGTCCTGCAGCGCGTAGCCGATCGCCTTGTACAGCTTGGCGCGCACCTGGTCGGGCATATCGGCTGCATCGGTCAGGGTGGACACCTGCAGCAGCTGGTCGACGTCGAACTTTGCGCCGGCGGTCTTGAGGGCGATCAGGGCCGCCTCTGCGAATTCCTCGGCAATGACGGTGGCCAGGGTGCGCTCGTACTGGTCGGGCAGGGTCAGGCGGTGCTCGAGGGCGTACACGGCGATCGCCAGGGCGCCGGCGTAGTCGCCCACGTCGATACGCCACACCATCACCGTGACCAGGACATCGTCCTGGGCGCCGCGGCCGCCCGCCAGCGCGCCGGCCACATAGTCGGCGTACTCGGGCAGGACCTCGGCCTTGATGACCTTCTTGCGCTCGATCGACTGCACCTCCTTGAGGCGGCGGCGGTCGGTCGCCAGCTTGGCCAGCATCAGCTCGTAGACACTGGCGCCGGCCAGGGTTTCCCCTGGCCCGCTCGAAGCGGCCACCAGCTGCGCGCTAACTTGCGCGAAGTGACGTTGGGCGGGCGACTTCATGGTTACGCCTGCGCCGGTGCCGGCTCGAGGATGGTGATGTTTTCGACCACGCAACCGCAGCTGTAATCCTCGACCACATACGCGTCGTTGCTCGACTCGTAGTTCTCGATTTGGTCGCGCTTGGCGTTGTCCACCACGGTGCGGCGGCGGGCGCCTTCCTGGTAGTAGATCGACAGGTTGTCCAGGCGCGTGACCATCAGGGCATTGGCTGGGAAACCAGGAACACGGACAGCCTGCAGGCCGCCGATGCGCTTCTGGCTGATGATGAGGTCAGCGGCCACCGCTTCGGTGTTCGGCTGTACCTGGTTCACGATCGGGAAGTATTTGTCGGCCAGCAGGTTGCGGCCGCAGATAACCACCAGTTCGGTGTCTTCCTGGTGAACCGGGTCGATCAGGTTGTTGACCGCATCGAACACCAGGGCGTCCAGGGTGGCGTAGTCGGCGTCTTCGGTGCCCACAGTCACTTGGCCCGGGGTTGCACCGCCGGTCATCACGCGGGCCGCTGCATTCTCGCGGTAATGCTGCAGCCAGCCCTTGTTCACGTCCTGCAGCAGCGGGTTTGCTGCACGGTCCGAGGTGGCGGCGCGGCTGCGGCCGTTGAAGCCGATCAGGATACGGTCGAGCGCTTGACGCTTGACGATCGCATCACGCATACGGGTTTGGAAGTCGGGGAACTTGGCCCACATGTCGATCTTGGCGTACTTGATCGCCGTGTCGAAATTGGTCTGGGTGCATTCGTAGCCGCTGCCTTCCAGGTTCGACGGATCGACCGGGGTACGGTCCTTCTGGCTGGTGTCGGTGGTGCCGGCGATGGTGCCGCCGATGCCCAGGCCGATTTTCTCGCCCTTCTGGTCGGTCACCCCGATGACGTTGATCGAGGCCAGGAAGCCGCTCGACTCCTGAATCTTCGTTTCCAGGGTCTGCTGCACGGACGGCGCAACGGTGAATTTCTCGGTCGCGCTGGCGACGCCGTTCAGCTGGGCGACGGTCGCCAGGTAGGCGGCGTAGGCGATACGGGTTGGGTTTTTCATGCTGGTATTGCTCCTATGGATGGTGAGGCGATGCTGTTAGCAGTCGGTTTTGACCAGGCCGGCGCCGCCGGTAGCTGCTGGGCGCGGTGGCTGGCCGTCGCCGGTGTTCGACAGCTGGGTTTTCAGGGCCGCGAATTCCTCGCGGTCCTTCTCGGCCGCTGCCGTCAGGTCGGCAAGGGACTGATTCAGTGCGGTGATTTGCTCGCCCTGGGTGGCGATCGTCGCCGCCTGGGCGGTGATCGTTTCGGCCTGGCCCTGGGCGAAGGTCGCCAGCGATTCCACCGCCTGGGTCACGTCAGCGAATCGGGTGTCGTCGGCGGCGGTCTTGCTCTTGACCAGGCCCAGCAGCTCGGCGACACGCGAGAACAGCGAAACGGCCGGCGCCGCCGGTTCTTCCAGCTCGAGGTCGACCAGCTCGGCGGCCGTGAACAGGTTCGTGGGGCTTTGCTTGCGGCCGGCGAACGGGCTTTCTGCAGCGTCCAGACCAGCGGCGAAGGAAAGCACGGACGTGCCCAGGCTTGCGGGGCTGTCGGTGATCGCCAGGCCAACCAGGTAGGCCTCGTTGGTGTCGGCAAATGCCGGGTCGATTTCGCAGGAGGTGTAGATCTTCTGGCCGGCCTTGTTCAGTGCCACCAGGTCGTCGGTCGGGGTGATTTGTGCGTACAGGCCGAGCTTGCCGGCAAAGGCGCCGGATTCTTCGCGCGCTTCCAGGGCGGTGACGTCGCCGTAGGCCTTGAACGGACCATCGGGCAACACGCCGCGCAGGTGTTCCAGGTTGATGCGGGCGCCGTACACGTCCGGGTTGTAGTTCTTCGCCATCTGCGTGATCCAGGCGCGGGCGATGGTGCGGCCATCGGTCGTCGCGCCTTCCACGGCGATGCGGAAGAATTTCGATTTCGCGTGCTGCTTCGTGCTCATTAGGTTCTCCGAATTCGGGGGGTAGTTGACGAGAACCATGTTGCCGGGGCGCACGCCCTGGCTCAACAGTTGGAAGGTGTACCGGCAGCGGGTACACCCGCTCACTGATGCGTTCGCGCGCGCGTGGCGGTTACGCTTCCCTCATGCTTGCAATCGATACCTCAACCGCTCCCGAAGTGGACCCGCGCCGAGCCGCCCGCACCCTGTATTTCCAGGGCTGGCGGGTGTCGTCTATCGCCCGCCAGCTTGGCCTGAAAAGGGCCACAGTCGAAGCGTGGAAACAACGGGACGAATGGGAAAAAGCCACGCCGGTGGATCGGGTGGAGACGGCCATCGAGGCGCGCCTGGCTATCCTCATCGCGAAGGACAAGAAAGACGGTCAGGACTTCAAAGAGATAGACCTGCTCGGCCGCCAGCTCGAGCGCACAGCGCGCGTGACCAAGTACAGCGAAACGGGTAAAGAGGGCGATTTAAATCCGAACATCGCTGCCCGCAATGCAGCTCCAAAAAAGCGAACCCCACGAAACACAATCAACGAAGAACAGCAGGCAAAGATCCTGCAGGCTTTCCGTGATTCGCTATATGACTACCAGAAGGTGTGGTATCGGAATGGGCATCACCGCACGCGGAACCTGCTTAAAAGTCGCCAGATTGGGGCCACCTGGTACTTCGCACGCGAAGCCCTAGTGGATGCAATCGAGACAGGCCGAAACCAAATATTCTTGTCTGCTAGTCGTGCTCAGGCGAATATCTTTCGCCAGTACATTTGCTCTTTTGCCCGCGAAGCTGCAGACGTCGAACTAGCCGGTGAAACCATCGCCTTGCCGCACAACGGGGCAGAGCTTATTTTTTTAAGCACGAGTGCGCGTACTGCGCAGGGCTACCACGGCAATTTCTACTTCGATGAATATTTCTGGACTCCAGGCTTCAAAAACCTGAACAAGGTCGCATCAGGCATGGCGATGCATAAGCACTGGCGCAAGACCTACTTCTCCACGCCGTCGAGTATGTCGCATGAGGCCTATCCATTCTGGACGGGCGAACATGCAAACAGGGGCCGGCCAAAGGGGCAGCATGTACAAATCGATGTAAGCCATAGCGCCCTTGCTGGCGGGCGCCTATGCAGCGATGACCAATGGCGCCACATGGTCACTGTCGAAGATGCGGCCGCAGCAGGATGCGATCTGTTCGATTTGGACGAGCTGCGACGCGACCACAGCCCTGAAGATTTCGCAAATCTTCTCATGTGTCAGTTTGTGGATGACAGCGCATCTATTTTCCCCCTGGCCTCCCTGCAGCGCTGCATGGTCGATTCCTGGGTGGACTGGGCCGATGACTTCAAGCCGTTTGCGGCGCGCCCGTTCGGCCACCGTCCGGTGTGGATCGGCTATGACCCGGCGCTGTCGGGCGATTCGGCCGGCCTGGTCGTCCTGGCGCCGCCTCTGGTCGCCGGCGGCAAGTTCCGCGTGCTCGAGCGGCATCAGTTCCGCGGCATGGACTTTGAAGGCCAGGCGCAGCGCATCAAAAAAATCTGCCAGGAGCAGTACAACGTTACTTACATGGCGATCGACACGACAGGGCTAGGCCAGGGTGTTTACCAGCTGGTCAAACAATTCTATCCGTCTGCGGTGCCCCTCCAGTACTCGGCCGAGGTTAAGAGTCGCCTGGTCCTCAAGGCCCTGTCGGTGATCGGCAACGGGCGCCTCGAGTTCGACGCCGGATGGACGGATCTCGCGCAGTCCTTCATGGCGATACGCAAGACGATGACGGCCAGCGGCCGCCAGGTAACTTACACGGCTGGGTACAGCCAGGAGACAGGTCACGCCGACTTGGCCTGGGCATGTATGCACGCACTCGGCAACGAACCGCTCGAGGGTGTCACCTCGGGCAATACCGGATTTATGGAGATTTACTGATGATTCTGAACCAACACGGCGGCGCCCTGGTGGCGCCCGCAGCGCCGGCGCCGGCAGCTGCAGGCGGTATCGAGGCCTTCACCTTCGGCGATCCTACGCCCGTTATGGACCGGGCCGAGATCCTCGACTACGCCGAATGCTGGTCGACCGGCCGCTGGTACGAACCGCCAGTCAGTTGGTCCGGACTGGCGAAGACTTTCCGCGCCGGCACGCATCACAGCTCGGCCCTGTACTTCAAGCGTAACGTGCTGGCGTCGACCTTCATTCCGCATAAGCTGCTGACGCGCGCCGCCTTCAGCCGCCTAGCCCTCGACTTCCTCACGTTCGGCAACTGCTACCTCGAGGACCGGCTCAACCGCCTGGGCAGCACGTTGGAGCTGCTGCCGGCGCCGGCGCGCTATATGCGCCGCTGCAAGGACCTCGAGCTGTACGTCCAGGTGCATGGGTGGCAGGAAACACACGAGTTCCCGCGGGGGAGCATTTTCCACCTGATGGAGCCGGACGTTTCCCAGGAGGTCTACGGATTGCCCGAGTACCTGGCCGCGCTGCATTCGGCCTGGCTGAACGAATCGGCGACGCTGTTCCGGCGCAAGTATTACGAGAACGGATCCCACGCCGGCTTCATCCTGTACATGACCGACGCCGCACAGAACGAGGGCGACGTCGCCGCGATCCGCCAGGCGCTCAAGGACAGCAAGGGACCCGGAAATTTCCGCAACCTGTTCATGTACGCGCCGAACGGAAAGAAGGACGGCATTCAGCTGATCCCGGTGTCCGAGGTCGCGGCCAAGGACGAATTTTTCAGCATCAAGAACGTGACGCGCGACGATATGCTCGCCGCGCATCGCGTGCCGCCCCAGCTCATGGGCGTGGTGCCGGCCAATGCCGGCGGTTTCGGTGCGGCCGACACTGCGGCAGAGGTGTTCGGCCGTAACGAGGTAGAGCCGCTGCAGGCGCGGTTCCTCGAGCTGAACGACTGGCTGGGAGAGGAAGTGATCAGGTTCCGACCGTACACGCTCGATACCGGCGCTGCAGCCGCATAGCAAAACGCCGGCAATCGCCGGCTTTTTTTTATTCCTCTGGCGGCAGCAGACTGCCCTGTTTGCTCGGCGGCGGGCCGTCGATCGCGTCCAGCTGGATTTCTTCGTTGAAGGTCATCACCGGGACCTGCAGCAGCTCGTTGGATTCCTCGATCAGCTCATCTACTGGCTTGGCCTGTTCGGACTCATCGACCAGGATTTGCGCATTGAACGAGGCGTAACGCATACCGCGCTCACCTTGCCAGGCCACGCGCGAGTTGATGATGTACACGTTGACGTTACCGGATTTCAGGACCTGCACGAACTTGCAGTCGCGTAGGACTGTGATCGTGTTCTGCACTGTCCTGGGGGCCAGGCCCATCTGCTTGGCGAGCGCGGCCGCGCTGATGACTACGCCATTGGTGCCGCGGGAGAGCTTCGACACCATGAAATGCAGGACGGCGAGGGCCATCGGGTGTTTGATGCCCAGCTTCCACATCGCCTGGTGCGCCGCTTTATCAGACTGCAGCCAGCCCTGGCTCCGGTTTCCGCGGGTTTCGTCGTTCTCGCTGGGAAGGGTTACGTTGTTCGCCATTTCAATGCCGTGTGGTAAGGTTCGGCGAAATAATAACACACGTTTCCCGATTGAATAACGTAGGTTGCGCATATTGACTGCATAGGTTTACCGCCAATGTGCAAGCACTTACGCACCATCGTGCGTAGTGTCTTTCCCAGGACAGGAAACCCCCGCATTTTGTCGCTCACTGGACACGGTTTGTCTTTCAAGTGCGTAAATATACGCACCGTGGTGCGTAGTATTGCGCACGGTGATGCGTAACCCCGAATCCTTGCAAACCCAGCAACGGCGCGGGTTTCCGCTGAAAAACCTCCCATGTTTGCCCTATTAGGTTGTTGCTGATCAACCTCTACAACCCAGCGAGGAAGAAAAAAAGACTGCCCCGCTGCGCGGCGCACAAGGTGCCGGGGGCCTTGCCCCCTCATAGACTCAACACCGACACTCTACAGCCAACACACGGTCGCGCAGACCTTCGCCGGGATACGGAGTTGGCCGCAAGCGGCCAAGCCCTACCGGGCCGGCTCCTACCGGCTCACCCCTTCGGGGCTTCGGGCGCCTGCGCGCCGTGGACCGTGGCCCGAAACCCCTCGCCCTCTCGGGACTCGGCGGTCCACTCGCCACCTCACTTCACGCACCTGGGCAACCCCGCTTGCAACCAGATGCGCCCCTTCCTGCAGCTGGCGGCCGCATCGCGGTTTTCCGGCTTTTGACTTTCTCTCTCACTTGGGCAAGCGAAGCGCGTCAGGCCGTAGGCGAACGCCGCAAGGGTCCCCTGTGGGTAAGCGTGGGTCATGTGGGCAACGGGCTACCGTTGTCCACATGTCCCTGGCTTATCCATAGGGATGCGGGAAGGGCCACCAGCTGGTCCGCTGACCTGGGCGCCAGGCGGCCCGCCACGGCCGGCGCTTGCTTGGTGCATCACCTCCCCTCCTTTGATGCGCGCAGGCCCGCCACGGCGTCGACGTCGCCTCCCTGGGCCTCCCGCAGGGGTAGGGCCTCCCCTGGGGGGGGCTACCCCCCCTGCTCGGGAGGTCCCTCCCGCCTCCGGTCTTCGCTTGTCGCCCTCCTTTTGATGCACCGCCGCTGGCGGCCCTGGCGCAGCCCTGGTGCGGCGTTTGGCGCGGTTTCGTAGTGCGGCCGCTGATGCACTTTGATGCGTGCTCGGGTCGTTCGGACGCGTCCTTGAGGCATCCAGGATCCCAGCTTGGAAAAGATGGACCCGGGCGAAGCATTCAGGACCCCCCAGGCAGCGCACGCCGGGGATGAGGGGATTCAGGGGGAGCGCCGCCTAAGTCATTGATTTGACGAACTTTCTCTATCCCCACAATCCCCAAAAATGCCGGGGAATACCTGGGGATTCCGGGGATGGAAAAAAAAGCCGGTGAAAGGATTTGGGGAAATGGGGGATGCACTCGGGGATGCGCGTTAGTCCTTCCTTTTCTTCGTTCTTCTTTTTTTTCATAGGAGAGAGAGAGAAAAAAGGGGGGCGGCGCGGCGGCCGCCGGCGGGACCGGGGCGGGGCTTTTGGGGATAGATCAACCGTTTACGGGGATGCAACGGGAGTGTTTGGGGATGGTGTTTTCTAAGAAATCAATGACTTACGTAAAAAATTGTGTCGAATCCCCACGTTTTTTGCGCTGCCTGTGCCTTGTTGGTGGCGCGGCGTTATCGGCGGGCCTCGGGCCTTTCTCCCTCGAGCGGCTGGTCGACCAGGCGGCGGCCGCCGGCCGGAAATATGAGTCGATATCAAGTTGATGGTAATAGCAAGATGAATGTATTTCGATATTTTGTCAATCTCATGTTGATATCAACTTGATTGGGAGATACAATCACCCCATCGCAACCGAACCGGAAGGGAATCATGTGCATCGTGCCGAAGGCGTATGTCCGCATCACCCCACTGCATCCGACAGTGGCGGCAGAGTTTGAGATCCGGCGCTCGGTCGTCGCCGACGAACCGAACCCGTTTGTGTGGGTGCGCGGCAAGGCGGCCGGCCAGGCCGACACCTTGCCCGAGTGTGAGAAAGCGGCCCTGGCCCACCTCCGCTCGCTGCCGGCGACGCCGCGCCTGGCCCAGCTGGCCACCTTGCTTCAAAGCTCATAACGAACCTCGCCAGCCGGCGAATAAATACATTAGGGAACAAATGAACATGACAGACTGGAACAACATGCTGGAACAAACCCGCGCCGCCATCACCGGGTATGAGATGGCCCTCGAGGGCCTGGCCGACGCCACGCTGCTGCAGCCCTACGTGATCCGCATCGAGGGCCTGTGCTTGGCGTTCGACCTGGTGGAGGTCGAGCCACTGAACCCGCGGCCGGCGTCGCCCCAGCTGGCGACGCGCTTCACGCTTGACGATGCGGCGCGGATCGCGCGCCAGGTGCGAAACGGCAACGATGCCCAGGGCGAGGTTGTGCATGTACGGCACGCGATCGCCACTGCCCTGGCGAACCAACGCGAGCTGCTGGCCCTCCTGATCGAGAACTCGTAACAGTCGGCAATGTCACCATTCACTTGATATCAAGTGAATGGTAAAATCTAATCAAGTCAGCATTAACTTACTAGGGAATCAATATGACGATCTATGCAGTAGCAGCGAAAAAGGGCGGTGTCGGCAAGTCGACCACGGCTGTGCAATTGGCTACCGGCCTGGCACTCAAGGGGCGGCGCGTGTGGGCCGTCGACGGTGACTCCGATCAGACTTCCATGCTGCTGGCCCTCACGGTCAGGGCGAACAACGATTTTCCAGGGATTCCCGCGTGCGAGCTGTCGGACGGTCCGACGATGCGGCAGCAGGTCAAGCTGCAGGCCGGTTTGTACGATGACGTGGTGATCGACGTAGGCGCCAAGGACAACGGCGCGCTGCGCGCTGCGCTGACGGTTTGCGATGTCCTGGTGATCCCGTTCGTGCCGCGTACCTTCGACGTGTGGGCTTTCGAGAACATGGACAACCTGGTGCGGGAGATTCAAGCCATGCGCGACTTCAAGGTCATTGCGTTCCTGAACAAGGCCGATCCGGCGCACCAGGATGCGGACAATAAACAGGCGATCGCGGACGTGGCCGCGTTTGGGTATCAGGTTGCACCGATGGCGATCGGCGATCGTAAGGCCCTATCCCACGCCAGCGCGCGCGGCCTGAACGTCAGCGAATTCAAGGCAGCCGACGCGCCGCTGCGCGCCGAAGTCGCCGCCCTGCTTGAGTACATAACAGCGGTCGAGGCCATTCCATCAGCTTAACGGCAGGTTGATAGCAATCTGCAATCAGGACACTACCAAAAAGGTATCAACATGAGTGGAAATAGCAAAATCGTAGGCAAGCCATCCCTGGCTACAAACAAGGTCAGCGATGACCAGCTGGACCGCTTCGTCAGCGGCGCGCCCGATGTGCGGCCGCCTGCAGCTGCACCGGCGCCGGCGCCTGCAGTTGCGGATCCTGTTCCAACGATCGCGCGCCGCGGCCGCAAGGAACCCATCAGCTTGACCCTGCAGGCCGATATGATCGCCAAGCTGGATGCAGCCCGGGCGCGTATGGGTGGCCTCAGTCGGCCAGCCTTCATCGCCCTGGCCGTGACCAAGTTCATTGAACAGAACGGGGGATAAAAAAAGGCCGCACGAGGCGGCCAAAGGTGATCACAGCCGCCCTATAAACGACTGTCCGGGAGCCACCAGGCGCGCCTGGTGACGATATTCGGTAAAGGGGAGGGCCGCGCAACGCGGCCCGCGTATTATCCCCAAAAACTGCAGCCGCGCGTCTGCCGCACTGCAATAATTTTCCTTCTCAGTCTACGCGGGTCCAGCCTACCGACAGGCCGAATTTGTTCAGCTCGGCGATCGAGATCGCCGACAGGTGCCGAATGCGCTTCGCCCGGATCGTGCGCTCGATTTCTGTGTCGGTCTTGAGCAGCACGCCGGCCGAGGCCATCTGCCGCTTGAACACGCCGGCGGTTTTGACCGGGAGGGAGTTCCATTTCTCGCGGAGGCTCGGCGAGGTCGAGATGTGGTCCATGATGTGTTCTGGCCGCACCAGGAGGCATTCCTTGCTGTCGATATGGTCGAACTTGTACGGGTGCTGGAAGTGGCCGGCGTCAATTTCCGACAGCGCCGTTTCCATGATCCAGACCCACGGCGAGCGGTCGCTGCTGGTCTCGGAAATGTGCGCGTTCATCTCGGTCAGGAGGTCGGCGCCGAAGTTGCCCTCGGTGTAATCGACGCCGGCGAACTCGGCCAGGTAACGCCAGGCCAGGAGCACGGCCGCGTAGTTGCTTGCCATCCGTTTTGCGCCGGTGTCGTCGCCGCCCGCGCGGCTGTTCTTGAGGCAGTAGTCGCGCAGCTCGTTGTACTTCTCGAGCACGGCGGCCTTGTCGAGCCTGGTCAGGAACTCGAGCCACTGGCGCACCGGGAAGTGGGGCAAGCTGTCGTCCATGAAGCCGTTCGCCTTGCTGGTCAGGTCGGTGCGAACTACCTTGCCGGTCAGGCTCTTAACTGGCACGTCTTCGCCGGCGAGTATCACTGGCGCGCACAGCAGGAATTCGGTCATTTCGGAGCCGCGCTTGGTGGTTGTGTACTGATAGGATTCTTGCAGGATCGCTACTGCCTTTTCGATTATCTCTTTGCTGCGAGCGCTGATTTCTTCCCAGCCGATCGGGTGGCTGGTGTAGCTGATACTGGTCATCAGCCGGAAGTCAGTCGACAGGCTCTGGCCGGAATACATCTTGAAAGCAAGGGAGCGCTCGAGGCGCTTAATCAGGGTGGACTTGCCGGCGCCCTTGTCGGCCTGCATGGTGATATGGGGCCAGAATCCGAGGAAGGCCTTCATGTGGCCGCCGAGTGCCCACACAAGCGGGATCGCGGCCGCGTTGCTCTTGTACGTGGCCTGGTATGCCTTGATGACCTTGCGGGCGTTCGCAGCTGGGCCGGATGGGAAGGTCAGGTTGTAGTACGGGCACTGCTTTTCGGCCTCGGTGAAATAGCAGTCCGGGCCCTCGTTGACGGCCAGCTTGCCGTCGAGCCAGGCCAGGCCGACGAAGTTCGCCGCAGTGCGCGCGCCCAGGTCGGCTGTGCGCTCCAGGATATTGACCATGCGCGAGAACTCGGCCGGCTTCCAGATCGGGCCGAACTTGGTCCACTGGTTCGCGTTGTGCAGCTGGTCGTCCATCAGCACTTTTCGGGTCAGCTTGGCGCCGTGGCGGGCGGTCTGCACAGTCACGGAAAAATAGACTGTCGGGGAGTGGTCCCGATCGCCGGTCATGGTGGCCGTGGAACTGGCGACGGAAACCCGGCTCAGAGAGGCAATTCGAAAACCGCACAGGTCCTGGTAGATCGGGGTGGCGTCGCCGGTTTCGCTGTTTTCGCTCATGCGGGCGATGTACTTCGTAAAGTCCAGGTTCGGCCGGTATTTCCAGTATTGCGCATAGTCGTGCGCCGGCAGGTAGACGCGCGGCCGGCCCTTTCTCGAGGTGTCGCCAGGCATACCGGCGATCAACCAGGTTTCGTAGTTTTCCAGGGCGTTTGCCAGGTCGTGATCGCCGAGCGCCTGCAGGTAGTCGTTCACGTCATTGATCGGCTGCTCTGCCTGGCCGGCGCCGGCCGGGGCCATCCAGTCGGCCTGGTCGACTAGGACTGCGGCGATGTTGAGCGCGGTCAGGCGCTCGTACAGGATCCACGCTGCCTCCGGACCTGGGCGCCGGCCGGCGAGCTTGTGGCCTTCAGGGAAGGGGGCGTCGTTGTCCATGCAAATGACAACCTGTTTCCCGCGGAGGAAGGTCAGGTCGAGCGTCGAGGCGTTCGACAGGCCTCGGATTGCGATCGAGGCCGTGCGCGGCAGGTCGCAGGTGTCGATCGACAGGGCGTTGATCGCCGCTTCCACAATATAGACGCGCTGCGCCTTCTCGAGCTTGCGCGGGTCGGCCGTCCAGTAGTGGCCATCCTTCTCGCCCTGGGTCTGCGTCTTGCAGCCGCCGTTGAGTTCCGGATCCACATAGCGGACGTCGACGCCGACAACCTGGCCGGTGCCCGGGTCACGCACGATGAAGGCCACGCCGGGGCCGCCATGCCCGATGGTGCCGGCCGGCTTGGTCGCGCTGGTCCATTCGTTGAATCCCAGGGTCTTGGCTTTCAGGGCGGCGTCGATCGCGCCGGCGCCGATCTTGCGCCCCTCGAGGTAGGCGCGCGCCTTGTCGCGGACGGCAATGCACCGATCGGCGATGTAGTCGATCATGCCTTTTTTCTCGGCCTCGGGTTTGTCGGCCTGGTCGGGCTTGTCGAATGGGATCGCGTATTCCTCATGCAGGAACTTCATCGCCTCCGACACGGTGCAGCCGCGGGCGAACATCACCAGGTCAATGCTCGAGCCGCCATCGTCACCGCTGTGGTCCTTCCAGCCGCACCCATGCTTCGGGTGATCGACGTAGATCGAGATCGAGGGGTTCTTATCCGGATGGAATGGGGAGTGGTAGAGGGCATCGGGGCCGCCTGATCCCTGCTTGAGGCCGAGCCGGCTTGCCAGGTCATGGAGGCGCGGATCTACCCGGCGTTTCACTTCGTTAATATTAGCCATAAATCAACCTTTTGTTCGGGCGTCGCCACGGGGTATAGCCGCTGGGTAGCGGCGGGGTGAATCCGTGGTGGGAGTTACAGGGCGCCGGCCTCAGCCTGGCGAATCACGCGCAGCAGCTCGGGGAGGGGGTAGCACTGCTTGCTACCGTCCGGGCCGTTGATGAACAGGGCGTAACTCGTGGTGAGGTCAAGGTTGATATATGCCGAGCAGCTGCGCGACGTCAGCTCGCCCAGGGCCTGGCGGGCCACGTCGCGGGCCATGTCCAGGGAGGGCGCCTGGCCGCGGTCGACCAGGTGATATGCGCAGCGTTGTACAAGGCGATCCTGGTGCGCGCTCAGGTGTTCGCCTTCGTGCTGCTGCAGGAAGGCGATCGCCAGGGCGTACAGGGGGGAGGGGGACATAGGATTATGCATAGGTTCTTTCTCGATCACGCGGTATTAACTCCAGCTGTTCCGTCAACAAGGCCAGGGTGACTGGCGAAATTGGGAGCCGGATGTCTTTTTTAGGTTTAGCCGACGGCGAAAGAGTGCGAACTATCTCAAGCTGCGCAACGTAGGTATGTCCGCACTCAGGGTCTACACAAACGTATGTTATTTCCCTCATTGTGGCTGAAAGCTGATGGCTCTTGCGCGCTATAGCTTTCGATTCGCAATGCGGACAACGAATTGTAATTCTCATGCTCATTTGTGTAGTCTCTTGACGTTCCCTAGTGAACAACCGATGGCAGTTCCTTCATTTCTTCGCGGCATTTCTTGCTATGCCGTCACGTTGTTTCCTTAGGCGATCAGTGCGGATCGTTAGATAATCGAACCGCTGCCCCTGTCGCACCCCTGCTTTTGGCACTTGGCCGAAGCACTGTATGAGCCTAAATTCTACTGTATATCCGTACAGTGTTTTCGGAATTTACTGGTAGCAACGGGAGGGCGTGACGGTCTAGAAACTTCAATCTGTAGTGTTGTCTAGCAATAAACGTAACATTTTGTAATCCGACGTTTCACTACGTAAATTGTACGCTCTACTCCGATTCCGCGCAGCAATTCCAGACAACGTTTTGCAAACTAGATCGAAAAAATGGAACAAAATAAGGCCTTCGTAACAGACATAATCGACAGAATGAAAACTGTGCTTGGAGTGCAGCAGGACAAACAAGTCTCTGAAGCGTTGGGCGGGTCGCGGAGTTTTGTCAGCGTTATAAAAAACAGGGGCACGCCGCCCTATGCTGAATGTGTCGCACTTGCCGCCGAGCGCGGCGTCAGCCTTGATTGGCTCATCCTGGGCCGCGGGGAAAGCGGCCTGGTCGGGGACGTGGCGGCGGCGCCGGCGTCGGAGTTTCCGCACCTTGTCGAGTTACCGTTCTTCGACGCCGGCGCGCCTGTTTGGGGTGAAACGATTGCGGCCGACTCCTGGCGCCTTCCGGCGCAGTGGCTCGAGCTGCAGCGCTTGTCGGCCGGCCAGGTGATGGTGGTCCGCGTGGCGGGGGATGCTATGGCGCCGATGCTGGCAGAGGATGAGGTCGTCCTGGTGAACTGCGAGCAGCGGGCGATTGATGGGGTGTACCTGGTGCGCTTCGGCGCCGGCGTTCACTTCCGGCGCATTCAGCACATGGCGGACGGGTCGTTGCGCCTATCGTGCGACAACCCGGCCTATGCTGCTGACGTTGTGCCGGCCGCCGATCGGGACCGGCTGCAGATCATCGGCCACTGCCATTCCCTGGTGCGGTCGGTGCAGTAGCCTTTTCCTTCTTGGTGCCCAGGGCGTTGTAGATCGTGGCCCGGCTGACACCGTAGCGCGTGGCCACGTCGCCTACAGTGATCGCCGGATCACGCAACAGCGCCTCGATTTCCCTCACTGCCTGGTCGTCCAGCTTCGACGGCCGCCCGCCCATCCGGCCGCGCGCTCGCGCTGCCTTCAAGCCTTCCCGCGTGTTCTCGTTAATGACGTCACGCTGGTACTGCGCCATCGTCGCAAACACTCCCAGGAACATGCGCCCTTGCGCGGTCGTGGTGTCTATCTGCTCGGTCAGGCTCTTGAAGCCGATTCCTCTTTCTCCCAGCTCGTTGATGATTTGCACCAGGTCGGCCAGCGATCGCCCCAGGCGGTCCAGGCGCCACACGACCAGGGTGTCGCCGGCGCGCAGCGCGCGCAGCGCGTTTGCCAGCTCGGGCCGGCCGGTCTTGGCGCGGCCGCTGGCCTTGTCCTTGTAAATCTCGCCGCAGCCGGCGCGCTCGAGCGCGTCCTGCTGCAGGTCCAGGTTCTGGTCGGCCGTGGAAACCCGGGCGTAGCCGATCAGCAGGCCGCCGGTGATGAGGTCGAGATTGGTCGTTGCCGAGGGGTGTCGCATCACTCGCCCCCTTTCTCGACCTGGGAATACTCGTCCATGAACCAGGCGGCCGGCCGATCCTGGCGCGCGGCTTGTGCTGCTATGGCCGAGGGGGCGCGGCGTGCCTGGTGCATCATCGCTTCCTTAAACTGCGCCTCGGTAAAGCCGGCGCGCACCGCACGGTCGACCAGCTCGCGCCGCACCTGGTGCGCGTGGCGGTTGATCGCCGCCAGCTCGGCGTGGGTCGCCGGCATGATGCCATCCGGCCCGATCGGGCCAGTGCAGACCGTGCGGTCGTACAGTTCGGTGCGGCGGTCGTATTCCTCGGCCAGGTCCACCAGTTCGCGGTCCTTGGCCTCTATCGAGAACTCGCCATAGAACAGCGCCCGGTACTGCTCGGGCGTCAGCTCGTCGTCGCCGGTGGCGCGCAGCGCGCGCCCTATAGCGATTTTGCCGAAGCGGCGCGGCATCATGAATACAGCTTTGTTCATCAAATCCTCTCGCTGTCCAGGTACTCCTGGCGAATCTCGCGCAGGTCGTCGTCGCACCCTTTTAAGGGTAAATCGGTCCATCGGATCACTTCGCGCAGCTTCATGCGGTCAGGAACACGCCAGTCGATCGCCAGTTGCTCAAATACCTGGCCGCCGTTTTCAAAGTAGGTGTGCACCTCTTTGGCGGGCTGGGCGTCCATCTGCAGCACGGCCATGCAGTCGTCGAAAATCTCGCCGTCCACGCATCGGAGGTCGGTCAGGTCGAACGGGAACCGCGTCCCGTTGTACAGGCCCAGGAGGAAAGCGGCCACATGCCGGCATTGCCCGGTGTTGCCCTGGGCGATCGGCAGCAGCCGGCGCAGCGCGGCCTCGCCCTTGGTCCGGATTTCCGGCAGGCGGGCGGTGCGCTCGTCCTGCTTGCGTCGTTCCTCGGCGAACCTGGCCGCCACGCGCGCGGCTTCCTCATCGCTCAGGTTGCGGCCGCCGAAACTGATATTCCCTATGGACGTTGGCATTTCGATATTCCTTATGTATAAGAATCAAATTGACAGGGGGTTTGTTTTGCATAGAAAACTATACAGGGTTATTGGACAGTTTCAAGCAAGAAAAAGGGGCTGCGCGCCCCTTTTTGTCATGTGTCTAAAAAACCGTGGTTTGTTAGACAGTCGCCTGATGTGCCGGCGTCGGGTACAGCTTGCGCCGCTCGCCTTTTCCAAGTCGTGACAGAACCATGAGAGCAACCCGGGCCGGTTAGGAAAACAGCCGGCGGGACCGGGCGCTGCGCGTGCGATCGTTGCGGCTCAACATGAAAGGAAAAGGGAATGCGACGTTTGCGACTGGTGGCGAGAGCGGGGGAGGCGGTCGCCTCGATCTTGAAGTGCGCCTACTACCTGGTGCGGCTGCTGAAGGCCTGGGAGTAGGCGCCGGGGGGCTATGGCTTGGCCGCCGGCGCGCCGCCGCGTTCCAGCTCGAGGGAAGTCTGCAGGCCGCCGTCTGAAATGGTGTGCGTGGCGCGCGACACCAGCCAGTCGGTCCCGTCGATTTGCGGCTTGAACCCGCGCACGTTGACGATCAGCTCGGGCCGAATCTCAGGCCGGCCCAAGGCCAGGCTATAGGCCAGGGTGGCCTGGCCGCGCTCGATCCGCTGCAGCTCGGATTTCGCGGCCGCGCGCGCCTCGCCCTCGGTGGCGTAGACCTCCGGCAGGGTCTTGAGGTTGCGGGCGTTCTCGCCGCCCACGTAGACGGTGCGGCGCTTGCCCTTCGCCCCGTTGTGCCAGTAGGCGCGCACCCCCTCGTACTGTTCCCGATCGGCGACGTGGTACCGATGCTGGTCGCCGCTGCTGCGCTCGATGGTGACAACGGGCAGCGGCTTGCCGCTGGCGGTGACGCCGGCGCCGATCGCCAGGAACAGCAGCCGGCTTTCCTTCACGGTCATCACGGCGTCGTAGCGCTTCGCCAGGCGGGTGAGGAAAGCCATGTCGCTTTCGTGGGTCTGGTCGATATGGGGAATGGCGATCTTGCCGAGGGCGTCGCCCACGGTCGGCTTGAGCTTGTGCTTGCCGGCGATCGCGCGGACGATCGCGCCCAGGCTCTGGCCGTGCCAGCTTTTTTCCTGGCGCTCGCCCATGTTCTTGGTCATCGACGCACTGCGCGCGCGCACGGTGATGGTGTCGGGCGCGCCGCTGTGCTCCACCTCGTCCACGGTAAATGTGCCCTTGTCGACCAGGGCCTGGCCGGCCCAGCCCATCGACAGGGCCAGCACGGCGCCTTTGTTCGGCAGGGCCAGGCGGCCGTCGCTGTCATCCAGTACCAGGTCGAGCTGGTCGGCTTCGTCGCCTCGGCACTCGCTCACGGTCAGGCTGATGAGGCGCGGCGCTATCCTGGTGCTCAAGTTCTGGCCGTCCAGGGTGACGGAAAAATCAGGCGTTGGCTGTTGCATAGCTCGCTTCCAGTTGTTCGGCCAGCTGGCGATCGTCAACCCGGGTCAGGCCCACCGTAAAGTCGACGCGGCGGGCGGCGCCTTCCTTGTCGTGCCCGCCCTGGGTTTCGCTCACAGCTTCGATGACGAACGCCCCGTACACCAGGCCGGTGGCGTCGACCAGGACATACGCTTCGCCGGCGTCGGCCATCGCGCGCAGGTCCTCGAGGGACTGCGCGCTGCCGGTGATTTGCGGGACCAGCACGCCGGTGATCGTCACCAGGTCGTCGCCCGGGCCGAGGTACTGGCGGGAATCCCGCGCGCCGACGCGCGAGTTCCCGCGGTGCTTCCATTGGGTCTGCCGCTGCAGCTCTTGCCAGGGCAGGGTGTCCATACTGAACACGAATTGATCCAGGGCCAGCATCATGGCTTCTTCTCCTTTAGTCGGTCAGGCGCGAGCCGCGGCGTGCCTGCTTGGCCCGCTCGAGGCGTTCAATCTCGGCGGCCACCATGCGCGCGATCGCGGCCGGATCCGCACCTGGTGCGGTGTTGATGTTGATCGAGTAGCTGGTCGGGCCGGCTGCAGCTGCAGGCGCGCCGGCGCCGGCGCTGCCCGGGCTGGCCGCTGCAGGCGCGAGCACGGTCTTGCGCGCGTCGATCGGGACCGGCGCCGTGATCGCGGCCGTGGCGGCGTTGCTCGCGCCCAGCTGGGCGGCGGCCGCCATGTTCGGCGCGCCGAACGAGGTCGTCGCCACTGCAGCCAGGGCGGCCGCGGCCTTGGCCACCTTGCCCTGGCCGTCGCCGATGCCGATCGCGGCGCCCTCGCTGATGAACCCGCCCAGGTCGCCGAATACGCGGCTCGGGCTGTGGATCCCCAGCTTCTCCTTGAACCAGCCCACGGTGCTGTCAGCTGCCGAGGTGATCGCCGTTTTCACAGCCCCCAGGCCGCTGGTGATCCCGTTCACCAGGCCGGCGATGATGTTCGCGCCGAACGTGGAGAACTTGGCCGGCATATCGACACCGAAGTAGGACATCACGGCCGCGAACGCCTGGTAGAACAGGCCGACAGGGGACCAGTTCAGGATCAGCGCGCCGATCGCGCCGATGCCACCGCTAAAAGCGGTGCGCACCTGGTCCCACAGTCCACCGAAGAAGGCCTTGATCGGGTCCCAGTATTTGTAGATCAGCAGCGCGGCGACGGCGATCGCGGTCACGGCCAGGCCGATGGGGTTCATCAGCAGCGCGCGGCCCAGGAACATGACGGCCGAAGACACCAGGCGCAGCGCGGCGGCGCCGGCGCCGAGCACGCGCGCCAGGATCCCGCCCTGCAGGCCGAGGGTCGTCATGCTGAACCGCAGCATGGCGAGCGGGCCGAGCACGGCCGCCAGCATCAGGACCAGGGCGCCGCCCACGGTCAGGACGATTGCCAGGGCCGCGGCCGCCTTCATCAGGCCGCCGGCCAGGCGCGGGTTCTCGCGTGCCCATTCGCCGGTTGCCTGGGCCGTATCGGTCAACCAGGTGGTGACGGCTTTCAGCTCGGGCGCGATCGCCTGGCCGAATGCCACCATCGTGTTGGCGAACGTGCCGCCGGCTGCTTCCCACAGATTCTTGAGGGTGCCCAACTGGTCGTTCACGCGCTCCTGCAGGGAGGCCTGGGCGGCCATCTTGGCCTGCACCTCGGCATAGCCGGCCGCGCCCTTTTCCATCAGGACGGACAGCACGCCCAGGGTTTCGGCGTCGTCGCCGAATCCTTCCTTGAGCACGGCCAGGCGCTTCTGCGTGCTCAGGCCCTTGATCTTGTCCAGCTGCTTGAACAGGTTGTCCAGGCCGCCGAACTCGCCCTTGCCATCGGTAAAGTCGATCTTCATCCCTTTGCCGAGCAGCTTGTTCACGTTCCCCATTTTCTTGGCGTCCATGCCCAGCTGGAAAATCTTCCGGTAGGCGTTGCCGGCCACTTCGCCGGCCATGCCGGCCTGGTCGGCCATCACCAGCAGCGGGGCCATCGCCTTGGCGCCCTCGATGCCGCGTTGCTTGATGGTGTCCATTGCCGGCGCGAGCTTGACGAAGCCCTGCAGCATGTTGCCGTCATCGACGCCCAGGTTGAACGATTTCTGCACCACGTCCATGAGCGACAGCATGTCGCCCTCGGCGGTCTTGGTCGCGTCCTGCAGCTTGGCGGCGAACTCGGCGGCGTCGGCCGGTCCCTTTTTCAGCTGCACGCCCAGGTAGGCGGTCGCCTCGCCCATGCCGCCCAGGATCGCTTTCGCGGAAATGCCCTGGCGCACCAGCATGGTCATCATGTCCTGAAAATCGGCGGTGGTGCCCGGGAGGGAGTCGCCCATCTTCAAGGCCAGGTCGTTGATCTTCTGGAACTCGGGAGGGACTACGGCGCCGGCCTTCATCAGTGCGCCCTTGAGCTGGGCCGCGGAATCCTCGGCCTTGGCGTACTCGGTGACAGGGACGGTGAGGGCGGCGCCAGTGGCGGCGCCGGCGGCCATCATGCCGGCGCCGGTGCCGGCGAGCTTGCCGGCGGTAGCCTGGGCCGCGTTCATGCGCTCGCGCGCTTCGCCGAGGCGCCGCTGGCGTTCGGCCAGCTGGGCCAGCTCGCGCTGCTGCCGCTGCATTTCCTCGGTGGTCCGCTCCATGTTCGCGCGCAGGTCGCGTTCGTGCTGGGACAGGTTGCGGGTATCGACGCCGGCGCCGGCCAGGCGCGTGCGCAGCTGCGCGAGCTGGGCGTGCTGCTGGCGGTGCTGGTCCTTGAGGCGCGCGGCCGCGGCCTTGGCCGCTTCAAAGTCGCGCACCATTGCCTGGGTCGGCGGGCCGTTGGCGTGGAGTGCCTGGGCCAGGGCGGCCACCTTGGCGCGCGCCTGGGCCAGTTCGTTGCCGGTGGCGTCGGCGCCGGCGCGCAGGTCGCGGAATGCGCCGATATCGCGCTGCGTCTTGCCCAGCTCCTTGAGCCGGTCGCGCGTCGCCTGCAAGGAGGTGGCGGTCTGGTTGTTCGCCGAGAGGATGGTGCGCAGCGGCCTGGTGACGCGATCCACCATCCCGAACAGCACGCGCAAGTTGAGGTCGTTCGCCATTATTCGCTTTCGTTGCTACTACGGACCCGCGCACGCTCGCGCCAGTCCATCAATTCAGCCAGGGAAAAGCCGTCCATCGCCTGGGGCGTCCAGTGGAATACCACGGCGATATCGGCCATTGCGTCCTCTACTCGGTTGGGAATCCCATACTCGCTTTCTGCGCCTTCGGCAGCAAAAAACCGGCGAACACACCCCCCAGCTGCATGAAGTCGGCCGGGTCCAGGCGGGCGACGTCGGCCTCGGTCAGGGTCGGCGTGCTGATGCGCGGCAGGACCTTTTGCATGGCGTCGTACTGCAGGTTCGCCAGGTCGTTGAGGGAGGTCCCGCGCAACTCGCCGGCGGTCGGCTTGCGCAGGGTGATGGTGTCGATCACCTGGTCGCCGCGCTTGATCGGGTAGTCCAGTTCGATGGTGTTCGGGGCCTTGGTGGTGGCGGTGGCTTCGGTCTTTTCGATGTTCATGTTGTGCTCGCTGTTTCAGGGGAGAGGGAGGCCGCCCGGGTGTCCGGACGGCCGGGGCATTACAGGCCGATCGCCTGGCGAATCGCGGCCAGGCCGTCCTTGCCGTTGACCTTTTCGACCATGCCCAGGAAGTCGATTTCGATCACGTCCTGGCCGTTGATGGTCAGCTTGTAGTAGCTCAGCTCGGTGACGATCTTCATGCTGGTTTCTTCGCCGGCCTTGGCCGAACCCATGTCGATCTCGCTGTGGCGGCCGCGCACGACGATTTCCACCGCGTCCACGGCGTCCGAGTCGGCCGCCTGGTATGCACCGGCGAAGCGGACCATCACGCCGTTGAAGGTGGTCACGCCCCACTGTGCGAGCACTTCGCGCATGAGGCCGCCGACCGTCCATTCCAGGGTCATGGCTTCCTGGCCCTGGTCGTACTTGATCGGGCCGTTCATGCCGGCGCCGCGCCATTCTTCCATCTTGCGCGTCAGCTTCGGCAGGGTGATTTCGTCAACCTGGCCTTGGTAGCTGTTGCCATCGTTGAACACGTTGAAGTTTTTCAGTTTCTTGGGCAGGCCCATGTTGTTCTCCTAGTTGAGAGGGATCGCGTTACGCGGCCGCGACGGCGGCGGCGAAGTCGATCAGGTATTGGTCGGTGATGCGCTGGCGCAGCATCAGGTTTTCCAGCGGCGGTACCGGCGTGTAGTCGTAGTCGATGTACAGCTTGCCGGCCTTGAGCGTGTCAGCCGTGTTGGCCGAGGCGTCGAACCAGGCGCTGCCGCCGATCAGGTAGCCGCCGGCGATCAGCTCGCGGAACTTGGCGTTGATGCCTTCCACAATGTCGCGCACCAGGGAGGGGTGCATCGCCTTGTCGATCGCCCACATATGCGCGTCGGCCATCGTGTCGGCCAGGACCTGGGCGGTGCGGGTGTAGTTCTCGAAAGCGAACAGCGGATCCTCCGAGCAGGTACGGCTGCCCCAGAAGCGGAAACCGCCCGAGCGGATCAGGGTCGTGACGTCCTGTTCGTTCAGGTAGCCGGCATCGGTCGCCGGGTCCTGCAGGTCCCAGAACACTGGCTTGGAAACGCCGGTCGGGCCGTTGACGGTGACGTTCGACAGGGTTTTATGCCAGCCGGTTTCTTCGTCGATCTTGGCGCGCAGGCCCAGGGCGAACGCCACGGCCGGGGTTTCGACGTCCGCGTTCGCGGTGGTGTCCCAGCTGATGAAATTCGGCCACATGACCATGATCTCGCGCTGGCCGAAACCATCGCGGTAGGCGGTCGCTTCTTCCTTGGTAGCGCAGCCGTGGGCGGCGACGTAGGCGAAGCCGCGCAGCTTTTGTGCGGCCGCGACCAGGGCGTTTGCCACGGCCACGGTGTCCAGGCCTGGCGCGCCCAGGATGCGCGGCTTGATGCCGAACGCGGACTGCGCCGACATCAGCGCTTGGATGCCGGTCTTTTGGCCGTCCGGGGTCGTGGTGCCGATCACGTTGCTGGTCGTCTCGGCGGCGTCGTCGCCTTCTTCGACGCGCACAACGATGGTCACAGGCTTGGTCTGCAGGGCGATGGCCTTCAAGGCGCGCGCCAGGGTGCCGGTCTTGCCGGCCTTGCCGATCGCCGAAACGATGTCGGTCAACAGGACCGGCTTGTTCAGCGGGAAGGCCGCGGCGTCGGCGTCGGCCGCGGTGGCGACCAGGCCGACAACGGCCGTCGAGATAGTGCGGATCGGGCGCGAACCTTCGTTGATTTCGATGGTGCGGGCGCCGTGGTGGTAATCGGTTGCCATGCTTGTTGCTCCTAGTTTGGGGGATGAAAGGGTGTTACTTGACGTGCTTCCCGCTCGGGTCGAACGTGTCGAGCAGGTGGTAGGCGAACCAGATCGCCAGGCGCTTACGCCAGCCGTCAACGTCATGGGCATGGCGGGTCAGTCGTTGGGTCACCAGCAGCTCGCGCGGCAGCTCGAGGAACAGCACGGACACCGGGATCACGTTGACCAGGCAATCGACCAGCAGGCCGAAATACAGCAACGGCAGGCCCAGGCAGTAGGCCGGCCGCGTCAGCGTGCCGGCGTCGCGGGCGCGCTGCAGGTTCATCACCGCCAGGTACAGGACCCACAGCAGGTAGAACGAGGCGAATCCCCAGGCCGCGGCCTCGAGGGCGTGCGCGGTGCCGGCGCCACCGGCCTGCAGGACCAGCTGCAGGAAGTCCAGGACGGCGGCCATCACAGCGACACCTTGTTGAAAGCGTTGCGCACCTCGAGCGGCACGCCGGCGGCGATCGCCTTGTAACGGGCCTTCACCGCGTCCTCGAGGTCGACCATGTTCTCGGCGTCGATCGCGGCCAGCACTTCGGGCGCCTCGGTGATATCGAGCAGCTGGCGGCGCGCCTGGGCGATCGCCTCGGCCATGCCGGTGTCGCCATCGACCAGGGCGGCCAGGCCGATGCCGGCGAGGCGGTTCAGGATGGCCTCGCGCGTGGTGCGAACGCCAGCCAGGAATGTGGCGGCCAGGCTGGCAAATGTCGGCGCCGGGACTGCGCGCAGCTCGGCCTCACGCTCGGCCGTGATCGCCTCAGCATCGGCCGGCCAGGTGCCTGCAGCTTCGTACACATGCCGCATATCGGCGGGATAGAAGCCCTTGGTAGTCGGGGAGTAGTACATCGTTTTAGGGGTCATGGTTGTTTTCCTAATCAGAAACCGATGGCGAACCAGAACAGGCCAAAGGAGCCGTAGTTGCCGTTGTAGTCCTTGCCGTACAGCTTGAATTGAGTGGTCGAAATCGGCGTGCAACCTGATGCGGCGCAGACATTGCCGCTATCCGTAGCCATCACAATCAAGGCGGTGTTCGGGAAGGCGATCGGGAACGAGATGAGGCGCCCGTTCAGGTCGTCGCCGCTCGAGTCCAGACCGAACTGCAGGATCAGACCGTTCGGGAACTGCGCGTAACCTGGCCGCATGAACGATGCTTTGAAGCCGCCGGCATTGGCGAGCTGTGCCGAGCCGCCGAAGCATTGCCAGGCCGATGGGGTGGCGAACAGGGACAGGTTCAGGGTTTCGCCTGGCTTGATCGTCACGGAGGCCCGGTTGCCCGCGCCGATGTTGATGTAGTCGGTTCCGGCGCCGGCGTTCAACGTGATGGGGAAGCCGCCAGCGTTGAAGAACGAGATCGAGGCGCCGTCGAAACAGTCGGCCGCCCGGGGCAAGGTGAACGTCACCGGGCCTTGGGTGCCGTATGCGATCACCAGGTTGCCCACTGCGTCGGCCGCCGTCAGGGCGGCATTGCCCGAATACTGGACCACAGCCGAATGACTGGATCCGTTCTTGCGCAGCGCTTCCATCGTCGCCAGGCGCGTGCTCGAGCTGATGCGCGCCTGGGTAGGTGCGGTCGGGTTGCCGGTCAGGGCAGGCGACGCCAGCGGCGCTTTCAGGCCCAGGGCGGCCATCATCGTGGCAGCAAAGTCCTTGTCGTTGCCCAGGGCGGCCGCCAGCTCGGCCAGGGTATCGAGCGTGGAGGGCGACGAAGCCACCAGGGCGGCGATCGCGGCCGCGATCCTGGCCTGGCCTTCGGCCTCGGTCAGGTATTGCGGGTGCGGGTCGGCTGCAGCGGCGTGCGCGGCGTCCTGGTCGTCCACGTACTGCCGGGTAGCCAGGACAACGGACGGGTCGACCTTGAGCTGCACAGACGCCGCGCTCGTCATCACCAGGACCATGCGGACAACCTGGGTGCGGCCCGAACCCTGGGCCAGGACCGGCTTGTAGGTTTCGGGGCAGTTGGCGATCGCGAACAGGTCGCCGTCCGAGTCGTACAGGCCCAGCTCACGAATCCACCAGCCGCCCTCGTCTTCGGGGATGACCTGTTCGGCGATCAGCTGGCCCGGGTTCTTCGGGTCCTGTTTCAGGGTGTTGATCAGGGCCTTGCGCTTCATGTTGACCAGTGCCGTGCGCGTGCGATCCGGCACAGGCAGCACGCCGCCGCCATCGCCTACCGCCATCTCGGTAAATTTGATTGGCGTGCCCAGGGCCTTGGCCTTGGCGTCCTTCGCCTCGCCTACGGCCGTCAGGGTCGTAAAGTAAATCTGTTGAATATCAGCCATGCTTTCCTCAGTGTTTCGGGTGAACTGTCAGGGTGTCGATCAGGTGCGCGGCGCCGGTGGTGCTCCACTGGCCGGCCGACACGATCACGGTCGGGGTGTACGGGTAGACGGTCAGCTCGTCGCCCAGGTAGCTGGCGGCGCCCACGTACCTGGTGCCGCGCACTTCGACGCTGATAGCCAGGCCGAGCAGGTGCCGGGTCAGCGGTTTGGCGTCATCGATCAGGCGTTCCAGCTCGAGATACATTTCCTCGGTGATGCCGGTATCGAGCACGCCGATATCCAGGCGAAAGGTCCCGCGCGGGCCTGGCGGGGTGGTTTCCCACCATTCCAGGACCTGAATCAGGAAGCCCAGCGGCTCGACCACGCGGCGCAGCGCGCCGATCGTGCCCTTCTGCTTGTGGACGAAATAGGCCGCCTTGATGACGCCGCGCTTCGTCTTCTCGGTCCAGTTGGCGTCCCAGCGGTCCACCGAAACGGCAGCTGCGAGGAAGGGCAGGAACTCCACCGGGCAGGTGTCGGGGTTCCACACGTCGCGCACCGGGACCGGCACGCCGGCGATCGTCGCGCCCACCTCGGCCAGGCGGCGCTCGAGCGGGGTCGCATTGGGCGGCAGCAGGTTATCCACCGGAGCCTCCGTTGG